TCCTAACACATTTTTTTTAGAATATATAGCTAGACCACAAACTGCAGAAATATTTTTTGAAGAAGTGTTAATGGCTTGTGTGTTTTATGGTATGCCAATCCTAGTAGAAAATAATAAACCTAGATTATTATATCATTTTAAAAACAGAGGATATCGAGGATATAGTATTAATAGACCTGATAAAGCTTTTAATAGATTATCAAAAACAGAAAGGGAGTTGGGAGGCATACCTAACTCAAGTGAAGACGTAAAGCAAGCTCACGCTGCTGCTATAGAGTCATACATTGAATCACACGTTGGTTTAGTTAAAGATGATGAGATGGGGTATATGCCTTTTAACAGAACTTTAGAAGATTGGGCAAAGTTTGATATTAGTAATAGAACACGGTTTGATGCAACAATAAGTTCGGGTTTAGCACTAATGGCTACCCAAAAACATAAATATCAGCCGGAAAAAAAACAATCAAATATAATTATTAACTTTGCAAGATACAATAACAAGGGAAATTTAAGCGAAATTATAAGATAGATGAAAGATATAAAAATAGACATTTCATCTGTAGGTTTTCCAAGTCAATTTGTTTCTGACGCTGAGAAAGCAACAGAAGAATTTGGGTTACAAATCGGTCAAGCCATTCAGTATGAATGGTTCAAAAAAGATGGAAATCAATGCAGATACTACAATCAATGGAGAGATTTTTACAGGCTCAGATTATATGCAAGAGGTGAACAACCTGTTGGTAAATACAAAAATGAATTAGCAGTAGACGGAGATTTAAGTTATTTAAACTTAGATTGGACTCCCGTTCCTATCATACCTAAGTTTGTAGATATAGTTGTAAATGGTATGAACGATAGATTGTTTGATGTAAAAGCATACGCTCAAGACGCAATGTCTTCAGCAAAGCGTTCTAAGTATCAAGATATGATAGAGGGACAAATGGCTGCTAAAGATGTGTTAGAGTTAATACAAAATAAAACAGGAGTAGACCCTTTCTCTATGAACCCTGATGAACTTCCTGAAACTGATGAAGAGCTTAATTTATATATGCAGCTTAATTATAAGCCTGCAATTGAGATTGCAGAAGAAGAAGCAATTAATACAATTTTTGAAGAAAACCATTATATAGATATTAGAAAAAGATTAGACTATGATTTAACCGTATTAGGTATTGCTTGTGCCAAACACGAATTCTTACCGGGTGCAGGTGTGGAAGTTAAATATGTAGACCCTGCCAATATTGTTTATAGTTATACAGAAGACCCGCATTTTAAAGATTGTTTTTATTGGGGTGAAATCAAAACACTTCCTATAACTGAGCTTTTAAAAATAGACCAAAGCTTAACAAGAGAAGATTTGGAAGAAATAAGTCAGTATAGTCAAAGTTGGTATGATTATTATAATACCGCACAATATTACGAGAATGATATTTTTTATAGAGACACTTGTACATTAATGTATTTTAATTACAAGACAACTAAAAAAATGGTCTATAAGAAAAAGAAATTAGAAAACGGAGGTACAAAAGTTATTGAGAAAGACGACCAATTTAATCCACCGCAAGAAATGATGGAGGATGGTAAGTTTGAAAAAATGGAGAAAACCATTGATGTGTGGTATGAGGGAGTAATGGTGATGGGTACAAACATTATATTAAAATGGGAGTTAGCTAAAAATATGGTAAGACCACAGTCGGCTCAACAACACGCTTTACCAAATTATGTAGCGGTAGCACCTAGAATGTATAAAGGAGTAATAGAGTCTTTATGTAGAAGAATGATTCCTTTTGCTGATTTAATACAGATAACTCATTTAAAATTACAACAAGTTATTTCTAGAGTTGTGCCGGATGGTGTGTATATAGACGCAGATGGATTAAACGAGGTGGATTTAGGAACAGGTAATGCTTATAATCCTGAAGATGCTTTAAGATTATATTTCCAAACAGGTAGTGTGATTGGTAGGAGTTATACACAGGATGGTGATTTCAATCAAGGAAAAGTTCCAATCAAAGAATTACAATCGAGCTCAGGTGCAAGTAAAACCCAAATGTTAATTTCTAATTACAACCATTATCTTAATATGATTAGACAAGTAACAGGATTGAACGAAGCAAGAGACGCCTCTAATCCTGACCCTAATTCACTTGTAGGATTACAAAAACTTGCAGCTTTAAATTCAAACGTAGCTACTAGACATATTTTAGACGGGTCATTATATATTTACAGAACATTGGCTGAAGCTTTAACTTATAGAGTTGCAGATATACTAGAATACTCAGACTTCAAAGATGATTTTGCAAATGCTATAGGTAAATATAATGTTAGTATATTAAATGAAATTAAAGATTTATATATCTATGACTTTGGAATTTTTATAGAAATATCTCCTGATGAAGAACAAAAAGCTCAACTTGAAGCCAATATACAAATGGCACTATCTAAAGGTGATATAAATTTAGAAGACGCTATTGATATTAGAGAAATCAAAAATATAAAACTTGCAAATCAATTATTAAAAGTTAAACGTAAAGCACAAGAAGATAGAGAGGAAAGACTTCAAATGCAAAAGCAAGCTATGTCTGCTCAACAAGCTATGAAGACACAACAAATGAAAGCTCAAATGGAAATGCAAAAAATGCAAACAGAAATACAAGGCAAGATGCAATTGAAGCAAGCAGAGATAGCATTTGAAATTGAAAAGCAAAATAATGAAGCAAAACTGAAATCTCAGTTAATGGCTGAAGAGTTTAATTATAATCAGCAGTTAAGAAATATTAGTGAGAAAGCATTGGCAGAAAGAGAGCTACAAAGAGAAGATGCTAAATCACAAAGAATTAGTCAAGCAAATACGGAGCAATCAAGATTAATAAATCAACGTAAAAATAATTTACCACCTCAAAGATTTGAATCAAATGAGGATAGTTTAGACGGGTTTGACCTAGCTGAGTTTGAGCCAAGGTAATGTCTAAAACTAGTATTTATTTTTACTTATCTTTGTAACATTAAATTATAATCATATGGAATTAAAAGTAAGAGCAGTTGACGGAGCTGAAGAAAAATCTGTCGCACAAGTAGAAGAACAACTACTTGAAGAGCATCAGGAAAAAGTAGACCAAGAAGCTACGCAAAAGGAAGAACCGGTTGAAACACAAGCGGTTGAAGAAGATAAAGCTCCTTCATCAGAGTTAAATGATGAGCAAGTTCTTTCATATATTGGAAAGAGATACGGAAAAGAAATTAGCTCTTTTGACGATTTAATGCAAGAGCGTGAAGCATCTGAAGAATTACCTGAAGATGTAGCGGCTTACTTTAAATATAAAAAAGAGACAGGTAGAGGTCTAGATGATTATGTTCAATTACAAAAGAACTATGACGAAACCGAACCTGATTCTTTACTTAAAGATTACTATCGTGCAACTGAAGATGGTCTAGACGAAGAAGATATAGATGTTTTAATGGAAGACTTCTATATCGATGAAGAACTAGATGATGACACCACGAAGAAAAAAATTAAGTTAAAGAAGAAAAAAGCTATTGCTAAAGCTAAATCCTACTTTAAGGAAATGCAAGAGAAGTACAAGCATCCGCTTGAGTCAAGAGGACCTGCCGCTTCAAATGTACCGGATGAGGAGTATGAAGCATATAAGCAATATGTAGCAAATGCGAAAACTAGAGATGAGCAAGTAGAGAGAAAAAGAAGTTGGTATGATGAAAAAACCAATGAAGTATATTCGCCTGAGTTCAAAGGTTTTGAATTTAGTATAGGTGAAAGTACAGTTACTTATAATCCTGCTTCAGTTGCTGAATTAAAAAAACACGCACAAAACCCGGGAGGGTGGGCAGATAAATATTTAGATGAAAGCGGGTTATTACAAAATGCAAAAGATTTTCATAAAGTTATAGCAGTTGCACAAGACCCTGATAAGTTTGCTAAGTTCTTTTATGAGCAAGGCAAGGCGGAAGCCACTGAGGATGTTACGAAGAAAATTAAAAATATAAATATGACGACTCGTAATACACCTGAAGTTACTCGTAAGGGTGGAACACAATTCAAATCTATTAACACTGATAGTGGTAGAGGTTTGAAAATTAGAAGTATAAAAAAGAAATAAAAACATTTAAAATTTAAAAATTATGGCAGGTGCATTACAAGCTATACCGGGAGTTGCGTTACAACCAAGTTCGCATCAAACCCCATTAGCTTCAAATTACATTACTGATTTCAACTTTTTGAATCAGTATCTTCCTGATACTTACGAAAAAGAATTCGAGAGATACGGGAATAGAACAATCTCCTCATTCCTTAGAATGGTAGGAGCAGAGATGCCTTCTAATTCTGACCTTATTAAATGGGCAGAGCAAGGAAGGTTACACACTAAATATATCGATTGTGGTGTGGTCGGTGGAGCGCAAGTTAACCAAGACCAAATTACACTACAAGTAAATGACGTACTTAATCCTGCGAACTCTACAGTTCAGCCGGGTTCAGGTGCTACTGTACAGATTGCAGTTAGAGTTGGACAAACACTTGTTGTTTCTAACAATAACGGTACTGCAGAATTCAAAGGAATTGTTGTTTCTGTAGACGTTGCTAACAACCAATTTGATGTTGCATTCTATAATGCTGCAGGTTATACAGGTGGTACAGGAGCAGGTAATGCGGATTGTACAATCTTCATTTACGGTTCAGAATTCAGAAAAGGAACACTTGGAATGCAAGGTTCTTTAGAAGCTGACGATTTCATTTTTGAAAACTCACCTATTATCATTAAAGATAAGTATGAGGTAAGTGGTTCAGATATGGCACAAATCGGATGGATTGAAGTTACAACTGAAGACGGAGCTACAGGATACTTATGGTATCTTAAATCAGAGCACGAAACAAGATTAAGATTTGATGATTATCTTGAGACTGCAATGATTGAAGCAGTTCCTGCAGAAGCAGCGTCAGGTGCTGCAACGCAAGTTGTATCTGACCAAGTAGGTAACAAAGGTTCTGAAGGTATCTTCTATGTTGTACAACAAAGAGGTAACGTATGGTCAGGTGGTAATCCTGATGCGTTAGTTGATTTTGACAACATTATCAGTAGATTAGATAAGCAAGGTTCAATTGAAGAGAACGTAATCTTTGTTGACAGAGATTTCGGTTTCGATATTGATGATATGTTAGCAGCACAAAACTCTTACGGAGCGGGTGGTTCTTCATATGGTTTATTTGATAACGATTCAGAGATGGCGTTAAACTTAGGCTTCACAGGCTTTAGAAGAGGATATGACTTTTATAAGTCAGATTGGAAATACTTAAACGACCCAACTATGAGAGGTGGTTTAACAGGAGTAGGAACAGTGAACGGATTATTAGTTCCTGCAGGTTCTACTACAGTGTATGACCAAATCCTTGGTAAAAACGCTAAGAGACCTTTCTTACACGTAAGATATAGAGCTTCTGAAACTGAAGACAGACGTTACAAAACTTGGATTACAGGTTCAGCCGGTGGTGCAAGAACATCTGATTTAGATGCGATGGAAGTCAACTTCTTATCAGAGAGAGCAGTTTGTACTTTAGGTGCGAACAACTTCTTTATCTTCCAAGATTAAGAGTATATATAAATAGAGGGAGTCTCTTCAAAGAGACTCCTATCTATTATTTTTATAAAATTTAAATTATATCCAATGAAAAAGAAAAAAGAATTAGTAGACAAAGTCTACAAGTTAACAAGGAATGCAGCACCTTTATCCTTTATGCTGCCAACTAGACACACTAAGAGATATCCTTTATTACATTTTGATGATGAGCTTGGAACACAAAGAGCTTTGAGATATGCAAGAAATCAAAAGTCTCCTTTTGAGGATGAGCAAGATGGTAATGCTATTCTTGAACCCATCATTTTTGAAGACGGGTTTTTGAGAGTTCCTAAAAGCAATCAAGTATTACAAAG